ATTGGTCTGTCGTAACCGTCTGGTTCTGGATAAACTGGATACTGATTTGGGTTCATATTAATTCCGCTTACTTTATACGGAGCACACTACGGGGTGCAGTTCAATTGCCCGGACGCCTGGGCAAGCAAGCTCGCCCCCGTGACGACAACGGTCCCTAAGGTGGGGTCTGTATAATAAGTTTATTTATCTACGGTGAATGTCCAAGAGCCGGTGTGATCACACATGATACTGGTATCTGCCCATAAGGTAAATCCCCTATCTCTTGCTTGATTACAAAAATGCACATCTTCGCTGAGTGTATTAGCGTGATCAATTGCACTGTGATATAGGAAGTGCGGATAAGGAATTGCCCGTAACACTGCGGTTTTAACTAGCACACATCCAAAACCGCAACCGTCAATTGGTACAAGTCCTTGTCCTTTGATAGTATTCCAATCAACATGAGAGACGCCGCCGTGTGCATTTTTACGCATAATTTCAATTGTGTGACAACCTGGTATACGTTGTATGTAGATGCCACTAACAATATCTTTATCGTGTGAAATTAATTTAGCCAATGTATCCGGAGCAAAACTAATGTCGCTGTCAACTGCAAATAAGTAATCATAGTTATGGCCCATAGTCCAGTTGGCAATTAAATTACGAACTTGATCTACTTGATAACCCCAAAAGAATTGAAAATCTGCTTCATATCCATCGGGTAAAACTTGATCGTATATGCTCTTAAAGGTAACTGCTTCGATGTTTCTATTTGTAGGTACAGCAATTAATATTCTTTTCTTAGTTAACGATTTAGGTTTTTCTAATACCTGTGCAATTGCACGATCCTGCTCATCCTTATTAACTTTATAGTCGTTCAATGGACTAGCATCATTATAGTTATAAACAATATCCGGAACAACATACACACGGTCAGGGTCGCAGTTTTCTAATGCTGTGTAAAATGTAGCGTTATCACCGCCGGCTTTGAACCAGTTGCCGTCTGCATCTTGAAACTTACTATCGGGCTCGTTTAATAGCAGTTGAGCTTTGAGTGTTCTTAGGTGCGTATAGGGCATGACCCAATTGAACTTGTAATTTTTATAATCTTTTGATTGTTTGACTTCGGGCGGGTATGGTTGGCTAATTAGAGGTATTCTATCAACCATACTCCAGCAACTACCGTAGGTAAAATCATTATCATAATGTATTCTATTATAGTATGTGAATACATCCGACTGATTAACAAGGCTGTCATCACCGTCAAGCAACATGACAATATCGTTATCTTCTGTTCTAGATCTTATGTATTCGATATGATTTTGAACAGCACCTCGATTTTCAGTATTTCGGATTATATAAAATTTATCACGAATTGTTTCGGGCAGTTGAGCAATGCATCTAAGTCCAATCTGATAACTGTCATCTGTGCTGCAATCATCTATTAGTATATGAATATAGTTGTCGTAATCCTGTGCAGCCACACTGACTATACATCGTTCAATATATTCTGCTGCGTTAAAAAGAGGGCTTATAACAACAATTTTCTGTTCTGCACGCTGCTTGGGTGCTACGACTTCTTCTGACGTGCTAAACCTGCGTTTAAATAGCTTGTGATACAGACTTTTAGTGTAAAGAGCCTGCTGACTTTCACCTCTACTTAGATACAGACCTAGTTTAGTGTAGATGTGTTGTTTCCATTCTAAAGCAACAACATCCCAACCTGCTAGTTCTTTAATTTCATCTAGAGATTTTGCTCTTACCTTACTGGGATTTTTATATGCATTGACTACCATATCGGCAAATGCATCTGCTTGAGCTTCTCTATCAATATTGGGAAACAGGCCGTTAGGCACAATAGGATAATCAATGTAATGACTATAGGGCCCTGCAGTTTCTTCTAATGCACCAAATCGGCAAGTTAGTAAAGGTGTATTGGCATACAATGCTTCCATTGTGCTGATACCGTAGGTCTCTGGGAGACTTGCAGGATAGATAAAGTAACTGGCACGAGCACTCAATTCTGCAACTTCTTGCTGACTGACTATGCCCGTAAAGGTAATTGTAGGATCTTGCAAATGTGGTGTTACAATTTTAAGAAACTCAGTTTCTTCATTTCCGTGTGCAAATGCAGCACCTAGTTTATAGTGACCTCCGATTACAGTTAATCTAACATCGGGTAGGCGTTCCTTTACTCGAGGCCATACTGAATTTAACAAAGGCTCTAATCCCTTGCTCATATTGGCATTAAAGATCATCATGTTGGGATCTTTAGCATCGATATCAATTGAGTTAGAATATTTGACAATACCATTTCGAGTTGTCCACATCTTCCTACGCAATACTTCATAACTACGCATACGTGGATGACTACAGTTCATTACATACATAGCGTGAAAATCACTCAATGTCCATATTTCATCAATAGCTCCCTGGACAGTTAGATCTTCTAGAATATCATCACCCCAGCAGAATGTATCGTGCATCCAAAACACTTTAAGTTTTGCAGAATCACGCATCTGTTTGAATAAATGATAATCAATTTTTCTAGTAGTTGTCTGTGGATAGTTGTAGAAGTGCTCGGGAATAAAAGGTGTTACTACCCTTGAACTAATCACTACATCATAAACATCTCCTTGTCCAATGTTACCTAGCGGCCTATATTTAACACCGTCGTATATTCCGGGATTGTGTCCTTCATCGTCGCAAGCATTAAAAACTGTAACATCAAAACCCAACTTGACTAGTTCTCGAGAATTGAGAATAACTGCACTTTCGCTGCCGCCCAATCCTTTATGATTTAATGTATCACCGTCATAGCTTACTCCCACAATATCTACTATTGCTAGTTTAACACTGGGTGCAGGCAGTGGGGTTATATCCACTGTTGGATGAGATATAACGACATCTTCTTCATTCATAAATCGTCGACCAAAAACCTTACGCACTCGATAGTTAATCCAGTCCACTTGTTCTTTTTCTTCTGCATTCATATCACATCCAAATTTGGAATAGAAATGCTGTTTCCATTGCAATGCTACAGTGTCCCAGGTTGAGATATCTTTAACTGCATTACAGGCATATTGTTTTTGTTGATGCAGATAAGGATTGTTTACTACACTGCTGACTAAATCTACATATCGATTAACTTGACTGTCTTTGTTAATCCAAGGAAACAGGCTATTAGGTTCAATTGCATAATCAATATAGTAACTAGATAATTCCGTTGCACTTTCTTCCATTGCACCAAAACGCACACCAATAATAGGAGTGTTATAGTTGATGCTTTCTATGCTGCTAATGCCGCTGGTTTCAGGATATGCTCCCGGATACAGATTGTATGTGGCCTGTGCCATAATTTCTGCAATTTTAGGTTGCGGAATAATGCCAGTAAATTCTATACTAGTATCGTGTTTAGTTAACTCTTGCAGAGCCATCACTTTGCCCTGTGCCTCGCTAACTTGTTCATTGCGGAATTTATAATAGCCACCGATGATTTTTAATTTAGCAGAAGGATGTCTGGCACGAATCTTTGGCCAAATGTCTCGAACCAAAGGCTCCATACCTTTAGTAATACTTGCATTATAAACAAATAGATTAGGATCTTTGGCTTTAACATCGACCCAGTCAATCCAACGATTGATTGCATTACGTGTATTGAATATCTTATTTTTCAATACTTCAAAGTTACGTTTAGGACCGTGTGACGAGTTGGTGGTGTATGCAACATGCCAATCACTAATACAGAACACTTCATCAATGTGTTTGTGTATGATCAATGCTTCTAATAAGTGGTCACCCCATATAAATGTGTCCTGCATCCAAACAATTTTTAATTGTTCAGGACGTTGCAATTGTGCAAAAATATTAGGATCGTAATCTCTAGGCTCAGGTTGACGAACCTGATCGTAAAGATGCAATGGTGTAAAAGGAATTACAGTTCTTTGACTGATAACAATATCAAAATTGTAATTGTTTTTACCTAGTGCGCTGATTGGATAATAATCAACACCGTCGTATTGACCGGGACTTGTATCGTCGCTGTCGCAATCATTAAAGATGCTAACATCAAAACCTAGTTTAACTAGTTCTTGAGATACGGAGATAATGGAACTTTCACTACCTCCAATTCCTTTTTTGGTTAAAGTTGTGCCATCGTAATTAAGACCGATGCAGTCTACTATTGCTATTTTCATACGCATATTTAATTATACGTATATTATAGCATAGTAATATTGATTAGTCAGCCGATGCTCCGCATTTAGCACGTTTAGCTTTAGTCAGTGCTCCGAAATCTACTGGCCATTCAGTTCCCGGAGTAATTTCTCTTGCGTTAACAGGAAATTTAAATTTTACACCAGCTTCACTTTGAATGGTAGAAATCATTGTTCGAAACTTGGTTAAGTCGTTACCGAGATTAACATAAGGCCTAGTATGTGGAAAACTCCATCCAGCAACTTCACCTGTAGAATTATTGATCACAATCTTATAGTATCCGTGAGGAACAATAACACCTTTGCCAATGTATTCGTCGTTTTGCCCATAAAATGCACCAACAAAAATTGTGTAACTTTGATTAGTTTGCACTGCCCATCC